CCGCATCCGAGAAGGTGCGGATAGCTTCGCCGGAGGTGAGACAGAAGAACGGTTTTAGGTATGCTTCCGTTTTCATGTCGAAGACTGTGAAGGCCTTGAGTTGCATTGTGGTGTCCCTTTAGGTACGGGTGAGACGATCGAGTTTGGAAAGGAGAACGCTTTCCCGAACCCGAAGTCGGGCAGTAGTGTTATTGTCAGACTTGAGTTTCGCATTTCGCACGCGCCGAGCGCGAAGGCGAGCGAAGTCATTAGCATCAGTGATTTCGTATTGCCGGTCATAGTATTTTGGGACCGGGAATTTTTTGCCCTTGATGACGACAAAGTCGTGGGGGAAGATGTCTGATTTGTATTGTTCATAGAAGTTTTTCCCTATGCCGTCGCGTGACATGGCGGGGAATTCTGGAAGTTTATGTGTGATTTCCCCTGTGGCCTGGTCGACCGTTTCATAATGTGAGGTCGATTGAGGGCCGTTGATTTTTTTCATGACGTAGCGGGCTACGTACGCGGCGGATTGGAAGGTGACGTCTCCGGTCAAGGTAAAGCCCATGCCCCAGAGGCCGTCGAGAGTTTCAGACGTGTAGAGCCGGAGGTGTTCTCGGACTTTGAAAAGCACGAGATCCGGGGGTGAGAAATTGAAGATGCAGAGGTGATAGTGCGGGCGGCCGAGTTTTTCGCCGTATTCCCCGCAGCCATAGTGGCGGATGCCTGCCCCGAAGCGCTTTTGAAGGCGCTTGAGGAAGAGGGTTAGATCGCGGCACACGAGCGTGCCGCCGGGAGGTTGCCCGAGATCAGGATCGTCGGGCAGGTGCTCATCGTCGTAGGTGAGAGTGACGAACGAGTTTTGTTCATGGAGAGACGCTTCGTGGTGGCAGCGAACTGCCCATTCGCGAGACTTGCGGATGCGACAACCGACACACCGCCCACAGGGCAGCGTGACGGGGAGATCCTCGTATCCCGCTTTGCGGTTGAACACGATTGAGCGCTTCCCGCTTGAATTGACCGTCCGTGACCTCCACCCTTTGACGGGGTAGAAGCACGTCAAGGGGGGTTACAACTTAGAGTCGGTAGCCGCCTCTCTTGGGGCGGCTCGACGTGATGTTCTTTTTGTTGGTTCGGGAGGCGGTCCGTTTGAAGGTCCGACGGGACTTTGAAACCTTGTTTTTACGTCTGCGATACGTCATGATGAACCTCGTTTGGTGTCACTGGTGCCATTTGACATCAAGTAGGTCAAATGGTCGGGCCCGTGGCCGGGCCCTGGGAAGCGGTAGGGGCCCCCTAGGGGGCCTCTACTTCTTCGACGACCTCTGGGTCGTCGGTGGTCGAGCTTGGAGCCTCAGGCGTCTCCGTAGGCGCAATAAGGCCTAATTCAACCAGTTCGTTCCGATTATCGTCATCCGAGACGAAATCGAGAAATTCCTTGGGATCGTTTTTGAAGCGGTTTCGGACCGTCGCGGGAAGCTCCGCGAACATCGAATTCGCGTCGGTGATCAGATTCATAGCGTCGACGAATTCTGGAAGGTCCGGCATGTCCCCATAGGACATACCGTAGGTTTTAACGTGCTCGATAAGCCCGGTTTTCTGGAATTTGGCCATGATGAGGTTGATGTCGCATTCGTCTTTCATCGATTGCTTGGCCATTGAGGGGAGGAGGAAAGCCTTGGTTACAGGCTCATGCGGGTAGTAGGCGCTTCGCATGGTGGGGGTTCCTTTGTGGTGGCTTGTAATGCGGTCCCGAGGGGGACCAAAGCTGCTCATCAGCGGTAGGGGAACGGCGGCGGCTTTGACCGCCAGGCGCGTTCGGTTGGAGAGGGGCGGCGGAGGCGTTTGATCGCCTGGCGGAACATCGAGCGTTCCTGGCCGCGATTTTTCGGGCGTGGTAGACGGGTTACCGTCGTTCCGCGATTCGATTTAGCGGACCAGCCCATTAGTTCCGAAATATAGTCCCAGGCACGTGTGCCCCACTTTTCAGCGGTGTCGCCCTGGCGGCCGAATATGGAATCGCCGTGGCGTTCCATGCGGCGAGCCTCGGCGATGGTTTTTCGGGTGGTCGCGCCCTTGAGCATGGTGTCGGCCGCGAGGTTTTTGGTGGACTGGATCATTTGGTAGGTCGACGCAGCTGATGCAGCTGCGGGACCAGCCACATTTTGCGCCTGGATGGAGGCGCCGGTCGGGGTCGATGCCCCTCCCATTTTGTATGCCAGAATCGGGTTTAATCCGGCGAGCCGCATGTCTTTCATGCCGCGCTGGTACGAGCTCGAGGACATCCTTTCTTGGAAGTCCATTTGTTTTTGTGAGATTGCGAGATTCGCGTCGTTCTGGGTTTTTGCGCCAAAGGCGCTGGACAGCCCGCTGATTATAGGGGCTGCCGCCGAGAGGAATGACGTTATTCCCATATTTGGTGCTCCCGTGGCCGGGAGCGCACCATATAGCGTTCGGTGGCTCCCGGTATAGGTAATTGTCCTTAGAAGTGGTCGATCATGCCCGGAACGCCGCGTAGCGGCATGGGTCGGGCGCATTTGAGATCGAAGTAGGCGTCGAAGAGGATATGAGGTTCATCGATGACAGCAATCACCCGATCAATCGGGGGGTCGTCCTCGATGAATTCTTCGTTGAGTTGAGGTAACGTCGCGAAGTCTTGTGCGACGTGCCACGTGTCGAGAGGAGTGGCGTGGTTTGACCGCATTTGCCCTGTGATCAGGGAAGGTTTGTAGCGGTATTCGGCGTATCTTTCCTGGTATCCGAAGACATTTTCGTCTTCGATTGTTCCGTCAGCAAAGATCTCTTTATTGAGAACCGTTTGTTCGCCGATGTGGGAAAGAGCAGGCCAGTAGAAGTCGAACCGCGTTGAGCGGCTATACATTCGATTGAGGCCTTGCTGGTAGTTTAGATCGGCACGTACTGAGACGAGGCCGATCAAGATGCAATGTTCAGTGAACGATTTGGTGAAGCCGTGATTTGAAATCACGGAAGTTCCGTAGGCAGCGAGGTTGCCTTGCGGTGACGCGTCAGGTCCTGACGGGTCGGTTTCGGAGGTCTGAGCGACCGGATTAATGTTGATGGGGGACTGGCCCCCTCCGAGATATTCCGGGCGCTGCAAGCGTGCGTCCGGTGAGGTGACGCCGAAGTGAGAGCGGATGATCTCGGTATACCTCGTTCCGCCTCGCGCATCGCGTTCGAAGATTTTTTGAATCTGAAACGCTTGTCTTAATTCGTTGATGGTGGCCGCGGTCGCGGCCGAGAGGTCGGCGTAGATATTCGGGAAGCCCAGATTTGAAGGGTCTTCCTCGATGAAGATGTTGGGGTTGGAAGTTTCCTTGGTGTCCGAGTAGGTCGTCGAGCCGGATCCCCCGGACTCGAACACGACGCGATCCTGGTTCGCCCAGGATTGGTCGGTAGATCCGATGCCCGTTACCGGGGCACGGGTGCCGAGAGGTAGCGTGACCGATTCGCCCTTCTGGGGGAACGGTAGGCTGGAGGTGAAATAGTCGTGGCGCTTGCCGCGCCGCCGCAAGACGTAATCGGCCGGATCGTCCGGGCCGTCGCCGGTCTCAAGGACCGGGCTGTCTTGGAGGTTTTGGTCGCGGAACCACTCGGAAAATATCCGGTTATAGGCGCGGTGCCATAGAGAGGAGTGGACGAGGGGATCGACGACGGTGGGGAGCCCCAGGTAATCGGACAGAGAGAGAGCCGAGTAGCCGCCGGCGGGGGCGGACATGGTGGGGATCAGGAAGTCGGTCGAGTCGGTGGGGTTGGTCTGTTCGCCGTTGAATTTCTGCCAGTTGTCCCAGAGCAATCTGACAGGTACAGCGAAGAAGAAGGAATTCATGAATAGATTATCCATGAATGGGTGTATTGGTGTTGCTAGTCTTGAAAACGCGGTCATTTTCAAGTTGAAGGTGTCGCCGGGCAAGGCTTCGTCCATAAAGATTGGAACGATAAAGCCGGCGTCGAAGGTGGTTTTGTACCCGTGACTTCGATTGAAGCTGGAGCGTGGAATATCCGCTCTCTCGATTTCCGAGAAGCGGTGCGCCATTACGGTTTTGTTGGTCGACATTTTAGGCCTCGATTAAGAAGGTGATGGCGCAGCCCAGGTTTGCCGGGGGGCAGCTGTCGAGCTGGCCGAGGGAGTCGTTAAAGGCGCCGATCTCGAAGAGGGTATAATCGGCGGCGTGGCGGTTGAAGGGTGTTCCGGCCTCGTTGACCGCATCCGAGAAGGTGCGGATAGCTTCGCCGGAGGTGAGACAGAAGAACGGTTTTAGGTATG